TCCGCAGGCGCTTCAGCAGTGCATCGTGGCGCTCGTCGGTGCGTGGTACAACAACCCCGAGGCTTCGAGCGTGGCGTCGCTCGCCGAGGTGCCGCTCAGCTACAAGCACATCATTGCGGCCTACTCGCATAGGAGCCCGATCCGATGATCTCCGCTGGGCGACTGCGTTTCCTTGCAACGCTGCAGAAGCCAAGCGCCTCGCGCGACGCGCTCGGGCAGCGCGTCGATACGTGGACGTCGGGCGCTCAGTTCCGCTGCGATCTCCGCTCGGACAGCGCAGACGAACGCGCGTACGCCGACGGCGTGGCAGTCATTCGGCAATGGGAGGTGCGCGCGCGATGGAACACCACGCGCGCGCTCGGAATCAGCGAAACGGATCGGCTGTTGGTTCGATCGAGGACGCTGCGGATTCAATCCATCACGAACCTTGACGAGAAAGACCGCGTGGCAGTCATCTCCTGCGAGGAGGTTGTATGAGCCTCGAGGAAGCGGTACGCGCGATGCTCGTGAACAGCACCACGTTGTCGGCGTCGCCGAACGGCGTGCCCGACGCGCGGGTGACGCACGGTTTCAGACTTCAACAGACCGAACTGCCCGCGGTGACCTTCGAGGTGACAGGCGTAGAGCCAGGCTCTATCCCGTCGGTCGGCACTTCCTCGAGCGGTACGCGCATGGCCACCGTTGAGGTGCGGAGCATTGCCGTCGAAGCTGTCGACGCCATCGCGATCGCGGCCAAGGTGCGCTCGACGTGCACCCCCGGCAGTTACGGCGGCTTGAATCTTGACGCCATTCTGTACCAAGGCCACCGACTCGAGGCACAGCCAAGCGGCGAAGGGGACGAGGCACAGCCCGCTGAGGCAGTCTCCGAAATCACCATCTACTACAGGGAGTAACCCATGCCAGCGAGATCATCCGGAAACGCAGGGCTCAGCTACAACGCGCAGGTTTGTACAGGTCTGCTTTCTGTCACGGTCACCCACAACACCGACATGTTGGACGCTGCAGATATCAACGATCAGCGCAAGTCGTACATCGCCGGTCAGGCCACGAGCACGCTGAGCGGCGAGTGTTTCTACGACCAGGGCGACGCTGCGATGGCGGCCATTGAGGGCGACTCTGTGAACCCGAGTTCGCGCGCGGTTGTCGTGACGATGGACACCGGCATGACTATCACAGGAAACGCCTTCGTGTCTTCGTTCTCGTCGACCGCTGGCACCAACGATCTTCTCCGCGCATCGTTCGAACTCCAGTTCACAGGCACGGTGACGATCGCATGATTCGCGATGCACTCATGCTCAGGAACACGACAGCCGAACTTTCATTCGGCACGGTCCAGCTGCGCCGTCCGAGCGCTGCCGACGTCATCGAGGCTACCGACGTCGCCGCGAAGACTCCGAACCGGCTGTACGTGCATTTGGTGTGGCGTCATCTTCTCGACGAGACAGGCGCTCCGGCGTTCGACTCGATCGAGCGGGTGCTCAACGCCGACGGTGCGCGGGTGCTCGAGGTAGGGCAGGCCATCGAAAAGCTGTTCGGAGAAGGCCGGGACTGAGTGAGGGCGCGCGGAAGGTCGCGCGCGCTGCCCTCGATCGAATCAGGTGCGACTCGCTCGAGAAGCTCAGCGCAGCGGCGCTGAACATCTATCTCGACATCCCCGATTGGGAGGGCATACGTCGTGAGATCGACCGGCGCAAGGCTCAAAATCAAAGTCGATGCGCGAGCGCTCGGCAAGGCGCTGCTACGGCTTCCTCCAAAGGTCAGGATGAAGACGGCGCGAGTCGGCTTGCGTAAGTGGGGGCGTCGAGTGGTGACCGCGGCGCGGAGGCGGGTGCTCCCGCAAGACCGCGACACGCGGCGCGATATGGCCGTGAAGGTCAAGAGTTACAAGCGCGGAAAGGTGTTGTGGGCTGCGGTAGGTGTGCGACGAGACGGCATGCGCGTCGGTTGGCGCTCCCACTTTTGGGATGTCGGATTCCGGGTGTGGCAGAAAGGCATTAAGGCCGACGGCACGCCCAAGAAGCCCGTGCGTCTGTGGAATCGGAACCCAGCGCCGAAGTTTGTGCCGTTCTCCTACCGGCGCGATTGGCGAAAAGGCATAAGAAAAAAGAACCTTGGCCAGCGGATAGGCCGACGGCTTTACATGACCGACACGCATCGCCAGTGGGCACCCAAGGCCGACGAATACGTGCGCGACGCGATCGCAGAGGCTCTCCGTGGCATCTAAACTCCCAACCCTAGCTATCCCGGTTGTCGTCGACACGCGCGACGTCGACGCTGGCGTGCGGCACATCCAGCACAAGATGGCCGCCTTGCAGAAAAAGCTTGCCAAGGAGGGCGGCCCCGCAGCAGCCGGAGGATTCGGTCTGAACGCTCAGAAGGGCACAGCCTTCCTAGGAGGGGTCGGAAAACTCGGCCCCGCAGCGGGCCTTCTAGGCGGTATGGGCGGTGCCGGATTGGCACTGGCTGCGCCCGCCGCGCTCGCCATGATGGCGCGCGCGAACGTCGAGGCGATGGCCGCGATGACGAAGGGCGCAGGCGACGCCTTCCAAAAGTTCCGCGAGAGCGGCGAACAATCGTTCGCGATCAACTCTCAGATGTTGCGCCTCATGGCCTCAGCCGAAGCCGACGCCCAAGCGGCTGCCAAGAGGCCTGGGATGATCGACGCCTTCCGCCAGGGCCAACTGGGGATGGATCAGGGAGGGCCGGGAATCCTCGAGCGCCTGTCGACGGCGCTCAGCCAGGCGAGCGCCACAGCGGGCGCGTACTTCGGGGGCAAGGGCATCCAAGAGTCGATGCTGACCGGGCAACTCGCGACAACCGACGATGAGGCGCTCGCCAAGACCATCGCTGATCAACTGCGCGTGCTCGAGCAAGAGCGCATGCGCGGGGAAATCTCGTTCATCGACGCTGCGCTCGGGTCTTTCAACGCGAAGGTAGAGCAACTGGGAGTGATCATCGGGAGGCTCATGTAATGGCGTTCCAGAATTCAACAACCACCTACGAGTGGCACACAGAGAGCCGCCATTTCAGGGAGAGCACCTACGGAACGGACTCGAGTTTCGTCGAGGTGATCCGGGTCAGGCGCAAAGACGGCGGGACGTTCAATCTCCAGACCGACCCAAACGTGATGCGTACCCAGTTGATCATTCCGCACCCGATGGCGTCGTACATCACGGGCACGCCATCCATTACCAACCGCAACATGGGCGGTCTGCGCTGCTCATCGATCGACCATCGGCCTGACTCGTCGGGTCGAACGCTCACCACAACGATCACGTACACGGCACACAACTACGCCGACAACATCAAGACCAACTCAGTCATCTTCCCCTCGAGCACGTCGTATCAAACGGCTGTCAGGACGGCCAAGCAGTACCGGACAGGTTGGACGGTTGTACCGCCGCCCGGCTCAAACAGCTCAGCCGACATCGGCGGAACGGCGATCGGTGGCGCTGGTGCCACCCTTTCCGAGCAGATTCCTCAGCTGCGGATCAAGCTGAAGATCACGCAGGACGCTTCGCAAGGATCGTCGTACTACATGGACGCCTTAGCGCAGACCCTGCTTGCGTATGTCGGCTGCATCAACAGCGCGACGTTCGCTGGATTCGCCGCGGGCGAGGTAATCTGTGAAGGCTTCAGCCTGTCGCCGATGACGCTGCCCTATTTTGAGGCGAACATTGATTTCCTGTGGGACGAACTCGCGCACCACGACCAGGTGGCGGAAACCGGGGCGGATGGCCGCGTGAACTGGCTGGGATCGAACGTGAAGACCGTCATTTGGCAGCGGATTCCAAGGCCGTCGATTGACTTCAACCTGATCTTTGCCGGTGACAACAACTTCCGCGATCGAACCCTCCGAGGAGTGATTATCCCGTGATCCAAGAGATCAAGCGCAATGAGCGGCAAATCGCGACCGTCGCGCGGGAGTTTGATCCGCGCACGTTCGATGTCGAGTCGGCGCTCATTCTCGCGCGCGTCACATCCTCGACGGCGATCTCAGGTTCATTTGGTCGGTTCATCTACCAGTGCGCAGAAGCGTGGACAGGCCCAAGCCCGATCCACACACCGGCGACGCGCGCGGACGGGCGCACTTTCACGCCATGCCTGAGCGTGTCTGAGCTGTCGAACCTTGCACCGCCATCGTTCCTTTCCTACGGCGTCAACACCAACAACCTGGTGGGCACCTTCGGCCCGGCACCTATCCCCAACAACACGGCGGTGGTACTCTCACCACACCGAGGAAGCGACGGGATTTTGGTGTGGCTCATCATCAACACCCAAGCCATTGACGGCACGTGTGACACAACCTGAGGTACGACCATGCCGACTACAGCCCCGATTTCATATGAGCGCGCAGCACCCGGCAGCCGTCAGCTGACGTTCACGCTCAACGGCGTAGCGCCCAACATGACAGGTTGGACGGGACGCCTGCAGGTGTGGCGCTCCGGCGCGTCGGTGACGTCGACTAACCTCTTCCAGTTGGCGACGCCCTCCGAAATCACGCTCGGCTCTGCAGGGGCTATCAGTATCGACATGGTGGCCTTTGAATCACAGGTTGTGACACACGCTCCGAATGAAGCGGTCTTCCACTATGTGCTCGACGTACAAGACGGCAGCAACCCGCGCGTGGCTGTCTCGAGCGGCCCTGTGGCGAGGAATCAGCCGTGACCGTCGCTTGGGTCAGCTCGAATCCGAGCGTCAACAACAACACGACATCTACGGTGTCGCCGACAACATCGCCAGGTGCGATCGGCGCTGCTGGCGGTGATCTCGCCGGTTCGTACCCCAACCCGACGGTCGACGGCCTGCAGGGGCGCCCGCTTGCGGCGACGGCACCGGCCACGAATGAGGCGATCATTTGGAACGGCACGACTTGGGTGCCAGGGACACAGCCTGCAGCGATCCCCGATCCGCTTGTAGTCAACGCAATCGACACAGACCTCATCACGCTTGATCAAGGCGAGTACATCGAGAATCCGGTGAATGGCCGGATGGATTTCCGTCCATCGGGCAACAGCGCGAACCATTTCGGTATCTACTTCGACTTCACGTCGTGGACGGTGGGCGCTCGGATCGGCGTACTTCGGCAGGATGACGGCACGAAGAACCCGGCAGGGTCGTACGTGCAGTTCGAGACGCAAATGGCGATCGTGTCAAACGTCAACACGGTCTACGGCAACAACGCCGAATGCGTAATGCGCGTCACCACGACGGGCAACGACACATTCCAAATCGCGCCTTCGGTTGCAGCGGGTCGCAGCGCGGCGGTTGTGATCTGCAACCAATCGCACGTGGGAGTTGCGAACCGAAGCCCCACGACGGCGCACGTTGACCCGACGTTCTACGTGTACTCGAGCGACAGCGCGGAGGCCACCGACTACGTTCGCGTGAGCCACGATCAAACCGATGGTGTGGTTGAGAGCGGCAACGGACGACTCATTCTGAAATCTCCCACTGTGATCGAACTGGACGGAGATACCGAGATCGGAAAGGTGCTCCTGTCGGCAGGCAAGAAAGGCCAAATCCTTAGGCACACCGGCACACTCTCAAACCTCGCGTGGGGTCGCGAGTTCGACAAGGCGACATTCGATCTCCGCTCCGACTTCAACGAAGTCGGTGATTTCACGGCTGTCCAAGCGGGCACCGGCGGCGCAACCAACTTTACCGCTGCTGCTGAGGCTCACAGATTCGGACTCGCGACGTCTACAACAGGCTCGACGGCAACAGGCAGAGCCGCAATGGCGAGCGCAGCCGTTACAGGCGTCGCGTTCGGCTACGGCGCTGCATACCTCGAGGCATCCTCGAAGGTGCCCACGCTCGCGACGGGCGCTGAGGCGTTCATCGTGCAGATTGGCTTTGTTGACAACCTCACGGCGGCAAGCGCCGACGAGATCAGCTTTCAGTACGCCAACCCACTCGGCTCAACCCCTAACTGGGAGTGCGTGACGCGCAGCAACAGCGCAGAGACGCGCACAGATTCACTCGTGGCCGTCGGCGCTGGCACGTGGTATCGCTTTGAAATCGAAGTGAACGCTGCAGGCACGTCGGTCGCGTTCCGGATCGACGGCACGTTGGTTGCCACCCACACCACCAACATACCTACGCTCGTCGCGCGCGCGACGGGCATCTATCTCGGCATTCGCAAGACTGTCGGCACGACCGCTCGCACTCTTGTCAGCGACTACCTCGCTGTCTCGATGGAGGTGACGCGATGAGATGGGCGATCCTTGATTCCGATGATGTCGTGCTGCGTGTTGTCGAGGCTGACGATCCGCCAGCGTGTGATGTCGGCGAGCGCGTCGTGAAGGGTCACGACGCATCCTGTGCCGTTGGTAGGTGGTGGAACGGGTGGACATTCGAGGAGGTGATACTGTGACCTTGGAACAACTGGCGACGATCCTTTCGCCATTCGTGGCCGCCTTCTGTGCGTCCGGTTGGATACACACGCAACTCGGCAACCTGCGCCAAGACCTTGTTCGGATGGATGAGCGCATCAAATCACTTGAAAAGAAGGTGTAACCATGAAAAATCAGAAGCCCGGATACAAGACAACGGAGTTCTGGCTTTCGTTTGCAGCGATGGCCGTCGGCGCTGCAATCGCAAGCGGGGTGTTTGAGACTGACTCAGGCGGGGATCGAATCCTTGGCCTTGCCGCTACGGTGCTCGCCTCGCTCGGCTACACCGTCAGCCGCACCATGGTGAAGCGGTGACATGGGGTGGCTCGAGCGCATCGCGGGAGCGCTCGCGCTCACGCTCATCGATTGGCTTGAGCGCCGCGCTCAAGCATCGCGCCGTGCTGTGGACTCTGTATCTGATCGGCATAAGCTGCGTCGCGCTGGTCTACGGATTCGCGAGCGGCTGCGCGCGGACGGTGCTGGTTCCGGAGTCAAGCCCAGTGAGGATCGGCCCAAAGACTGACGCCCGCGTGTACGCGCTCGTCGATGGCGAGTGGGTGCTCTCTGAGAACCGCGTCACCATTCCGGAGGGCTGGTACTGCGTGCCACCGTCCTACGTGGAGGAACCGTGAGCCTGCTGCGTCAATGTTGCTGCGAGGAGTTACCACCGCCGCTCCCGTGCGAGTGCGAATCATCGGAGGATTGGCCGTCATCCTTCATCGCCAGCAATATCAACTTCACCTACAAGTTTGAGCTGAGTAGACCGTTTCCTGCTGCGTGTGGTCAAGCATGCTCGGAGATCACATATGAATACGTAGAGGCCACTGTCAGTAGTGAAGTCAATATCGTGATGAACCGCATCGGTACGTCATGCAACTACTACGGCGTTGGCACGGTTTCGGTAGACATTGGGTGCGATCGGACGCACGAAACGCTCAGCAATCCGCTATGCAATGGCACCTACTCGACGTCGGCAGGCGGGATCGTAGAGGTGCCGTGCTGCATTCACATCACGTGCCACTATGAGAAGGTATGCGGGTGTGGCGAGGACATGACAACGAATCCCGCGCGGTGCAAAGGCCCGGCGGTCTACTACCACAAACTCGAGATCTGCGACTTCACGGTGGCTTGCAATGCCAGTCTGGCGACTATCTGCGATTGCGACCCCACGCCACCTTCAACCACACTGGTAGGTCTGTCCTGCAACGGCGCGAAACTCGTGTACGCAAGCAACTTTGCGCCGGTGGTTGGGATTCAGCCACTCGATTGTGTGTCGATGGGTTGGTACGGGCCGTGCAAGAACGCCGTATGTCCGTCGTGCACGTACTGCCCGTTTGGATGCTGCGTCGGCGACTGCAACGAAGCGGATTTCACGCTGTCAGCTGCAGCGGCTGGGCCTTTCTCCATCGCGATCACCGACCCATGCGACGAGAACGAGCCACCCGATCCATGCACGAACTTGCGAAATTCTGGTCTTCTCGTCAAGACCGCTCCGCGTGCTGGGTTCCCAGGCAACGTCAGTGCGTTGCTCACAAACACGAGCGGCGGCGTCGATGAGTCTTGGACTGAAACGAATCCGTGCTACTCGGTACAGGTTTCCCTAATTCAATCGCCTACATCGTGCGATCGGCCTTGGATCTACACGTGAGGCCAGCGTGCACCAACTACCGAGACAACGCCTGCCACAGTGCGCTCGCGCTTCCGCTGTACGGCGCTCATCCTTCAGCTGGCATTTGTAGGGTCTGCCCCCACTACGACGGGCCTTCGCGCGGCCTTGGCGACGTTATCCACAAGGTAACCACACGAACGGGCATCGCTCGAGCGGTGAAGATCGTAAGCAAAGCCACCGGCAAGCCTTGCGGCTGTGAAGAGCGACAACGGGCGCTCAACACGCAGATTCCATTCAAGGGAACTTGACAGGCGTGCCGACATTGGTACCGTGTTACACGGTGTCACATGGTGTGACATTAGCAACACAGGAGCAACAATGGCAAAGAAGACCAAGAAGAAGCGCAAAGCGCCTGCGTGGGCGACGATTCGCGTCGACCTTGACACGCTCGAGTCGCTGAAGGCGATTTCAGCGCATCACAGTCGCCCGTGCTCATGGGTGGCCGCTCAGGCCATCGCGGCCTACGCCGTCGTGCAGAACCTCAACGAGTCAGCCGGTATCGGTAGGAAACTCGAGGTGCGAGCATGATCGGCCTTGAGAGCGACTATCAGCGGCTGCACGCGAAGGCCGTCGAGGAACTGGAACTGGTGCGGGGGTATCTCCGGCGCGAGTTCAAGGAATCGGAGCAACTCCGCAAGGAAGTCGCCAACCTCGAGGCGCAGATGGACTTCCTCGAGCGCCAGTTGGGTTCTGAGCGCTGGGAGCGCCTCGCTGACCGGTACGACGCCTTCGCTGAGGCGGCGCTGCGGAAGGTTCACGGCTACGCATACACAAAGCGGGAGGGTGCCAAATGATGCTCTTCGGTTTGGCGTGGCTTGGATTCTGTGTGGCTGTGTTTGTGGTTGGAGCACTCATGCCGCTGTGGCGGCAGCAACAAGGAGATGACGAATGAACATGCAACCGTTGTATGAAGAGGTGATTACGCTGAATTTGGCATTGCATCGGCTTCGAGAATCGGGTCGGCGGATCGGACAGAGGCAAGCAACTGCAGCCTTTGATCGTGGCTTGTTTCCTTCAGCGATCCGCTACGGATCGAGGCGCTTGGTGAAATATTCTGAGTTCCTCGAGTGGTACGATCGCGAGTACAGGCCGAAGAAGTTGGAGATGAAGAAGGCACCGAGCGTCCAGGCCAGCGACATCGCGTGCATGGCTGACGTCGCCGCAGCGATCCGCGAGCTGACTGCGGAGATCAAGCGAGTTTGGGAGGTGAAGCCGTGACCGACGAACAACGGCAAATTCTCGATCTCGCGCTGTTCGACTTGAGTTCGGATAGTGGCGTCAGATGGAGCCGCGAATACATGGCAGAGGTCGCAGCGGCGCTGCGGGCGCTGCTTGACGAACTCGCCGCGCTCAAGGCGAAGCCCGACCCGCTCGCGGAGATGTGGGCGGCGCTTGCTGACTATCAGCCGCAAGCAGACCGAGACGGGCATGGAGAGTCGTGGCGAAGGATGTGCCACGAGCGGACAAACGCTAGCGCGTGGAACGCAGCAAACGCGGCGGCAGAAGCGTTCGCCGCTAGTGCCGCTGGGCATGCGGCTTTCGCAGTTTCGCGATCTCAGTCGAACGCGACAAAGAATTCGGTGGATGAGGCGGCGCAGTTGGCGATCGCCGCGATCCGCCGCGCGAAGGAGGCGAAGCGATGAGTGAAAACAATCTGCTTCCTGTAGGCGCGTATGTGCTTGCCACGAAGTACAACGATGGACACGCAGCCGATCATTTTTTTGTCGGCTTCGTCTCTGGTTACACACAAGATGGTCGGTATCTGATCGTTGATGGCGAAGGGCAGAACCAGCGGCACAATGGGTTCAGACGAGCCGAGCGCATAACGCCAGACGAAGGCGCTGCACTTGTCGCGATGATTCCCGACATCGCTGACATGAACGGAGAGTATTTGTGGTGGCATTTAGATCGCATCCGCCGCGCGAAGGAGGGGCAGCGATGAGCGACACAACGATTGAGGTTTTGATCCCAACCCCAGTTCCCATCCCAGTTCCCGTCCTGAACGATGAGTTGATTGTGGAAGTTGAGCGTCTCCGCGCCGACCTCGCGCAGCGCACCGCCGATGTCGCGAAGGCCAAAGCCGAGCGCGACGAGGCGCGAAGGTCTGCCTGTATGGTCAAGGCACGGTATCTGGGATCCATCGACGGTTTTCCGCGACCCACAGATGATGAGATCGGCATCAAGGCGCGAGCAATCGCAAGAGGTATAGGCTGGGACTGCTTCAAGGAGGAGGTGAGGCCATGAGCGGATTCCCAGGCCCTGACAACATCTCTCAAACCACCGCGCGAGCGAAGAATCTGCTGAAGACCAGCGACGTCTTCCGTCATTCACTCGAGGGCGCGCGCGCGGCGGGCACGTCATCCTTCGAGGATGTCCGGATCGAGCGGACACCCGACGCAGATGACTTCGTCGACGCGCTGAGGCTGCGGGCGCGGATGGTGGAGGGTGGATGCACTCGGACGCATCGCACCGTACACATGCTCAACACGGCAGCCGATAAACTCCGTATGGCGGAACAGATCATTGAAACACTGCAACAGCGCCTCAAGGCGCGAGAGGAAGGGTCAAATGACGTCAAGTGAAATCGTGAACGCGCTCCGCGCGATGGCCGACCGCATCGAGAAGGGCGGCAAGCAAGCACCGCCAACAAACTTCGCGCCGAAACCAACAGGGCAGGGCATCACCGGCAAGGTCGCATTCTGGGATGTCAAGATCAGGGACAACGGCAAGCCTATGGCGAGCCTCAAGCTTGCCGATGGCCAGCGCTTCCCCTGCTTCGATGAGAAGGTCATTTCGGCGATCGACCCGCTCGTGAAGGGTCAGAACGTCACCGTGTTCGTGAAGCCCTGGATGAAGAAGGACGGAGAAACCGAGTTTCTCATCACCGGCGTCAACAAGGGCCACTCAGGCATCGAAGAAGACGAAATCCCGCTCTGATATCAGGCATCTTCGCCCGGAGGGCCAGCGGCTGCACCCGGTCGCTGGCCCTCTTTCTATGGATTGCAACAATGGAAGCACCCCGAACATTCCGTATCGAGCCGCTCATCCTCCCGGAGCGTGAGCCACCGCTGAGAAAACCGCTTGTCGACGGTCTGATCCGCCGCGGCGAGGTCTGCAATTGGATCGCCGCTCCCAAGACCGGCAAGACATGGATGGTCTACAGCCTCATCTCTGCCATGGTGAGAGGTGCCGTTTGGTGTGGGCACAAGTGCGAGCAAGGGCGAATCCTGCTCATCGACAATGAGCTACACCCGGAAACCGCGCTCAATCGCCTGTGGCGCGTCGCTTGGCAGGATGGCCTCGACAAGCAGCAACTGGCGCGGACGGTCGACGTGGCCTTTATACGCGGTTCTAGGGGGTCTGTAGAGGACCTCGAGGCCACCATGCGAGCGGCAGGCCGTGGAGCCTACGACTTGGTGGTGATCGACGCCTTCTACCGCTTCATCCCGAAGGGGTCAGACGAGAACAGCAATTCTGACATGACGGCTCTGTATAACCACATCGACGGCATCGCCGACGTGTCGGACGCTGCGACGATCCTTGTGCACCACAGCACCAAGGGCAATCAGTCAGGCAAAGAGACGATGGACGTCGGCGCCGGCGCTGGGTCGATCGGGCGCGCGACCGATTCTCACGTTGTATTCCTGCGCCATGAGACAGAGGGTTGCGTGACCATGCAGGCTCGCTGTCGCTCGTGGCCAGCGGTCGCTCCAAAGGTTGTGCACGTCAATCCACCGCGCGTTTGGCATGACCCGCAGGACGGTCTAGACCCGTCCGACGTTTGGAATCCCGCGCCACCGAAGAAGAAGAAAGCCGCTGATTGACCCGTTACACAAGGCGCGTCGCTGCAGCAGAGCGCCGCAAAGTGTAACGGGAAGGAATCTGCGATTTCAAGTCTTTTTTAGGTCTTCTCTCAGAATATGCAGAAATGTATGCATAGATGCATATGTAGACCTGCAAAGGCTCTCTAGAGCAGATAAACTGGGCGCATGCCGATCAACTCACGCACAAAGGGTGCGGCAGCCGAACTCGAGGCAGCGGATGCGCTGGCTCAGCTCATCGGGGAATGCCGCAGGACGATTCAGTACACAGGGCGCTCAGGCTGCGCGGACGTCACCTGTGAGTACGCGCCAGGCCTTCACATTGAGGTTAAGCGCACCGAGCGACTGAACCCGTACTTGTTCATGGATCAGGCCATCCGTGACAGCACGAAGACGAAGCGCACCCCTATCGTGGTGTGCCGATCGTCGTTCAAGCCTTGGCTGGTGGTTGTGCGTCTGAGCGACCTACCGGCGCTCGCACAGCAGATCGTTGATGCCCGCAATGCAGCGTTTCCGCCATCAAGTACCGGGCCGAGCGTTTGATGCTCGAGCACAGACCCAATCACAGAAGGGCATCCACCTTGGGTGGGATTGGTGGCACTGGCGAAAGCGTTACATGCAGCGCAACCCACTCTGTGTCGACTGTGGCGCACTGGCTCAGTGCATCCATCACATTGTGCCTCGAAGTGTAGATGCCACAAGGGTTTACGATGAGTCGAACTGCGCTGCGCTCTGCAATGCGTGCCATGATGCCCGCCATCGTCGGCCATAGTTATCCACAAGTTATCCACAATTGTTAAGGGGGGGGGTAGCCGTTTTTGACCCCTATGCCGACGTAC